GCTCGGCCTCCTTGGCCATCTGCTCCTGCTTGGCGAGCAGCGCCTTGTCCTCCTTGGTCTTGCCTCCCCAAATCTCGTTGATGGCAGTGGGCGCAATGGCGGCAAGGATGGGCGCCACCTCCTTCAGGCCCTGGCCAAAGGTGAAGGCTTCCGCCGCCGCGGGGGCGGCAACGGCGGTGGTGGTGGCGGCAGTGGTTCCGCCAACGGTTCCCGCAGTGGTTCCCGCAGTGGTTCCCGCGGTCGTGCCGCCAACGGTTCCGGCAGTGGTTCCGCCAGCGGTTCCAGCGGTTCCCGCAGTGGTTCCAACGGCCCCGGCGGTCTCTCCCGTTGCGATGGTGCCAGCGCCAGCGCCGAAGCCGAGCCCGGGGCCGATGGCAGCCCCGAGACCTGTCACCAAGCCGGGGCCGAGCAGGATGCCCAACGTCACCGGGTCATCAATCAGGGCCTCACCGAAGCTCTTGCGGCGCGCGAGCATCGCTTTGCGCTCTGCCGGCGACTGTCGGTAGCTCAGCTTCGGGTTGTCTAACGCCCACTGCTCGTACTCGCTCTTGGTGTCGTTGTAGCCGCCGGGGCGGGCGTTGATGGCGGCGGTGTTGCGCGCGCTGGCGCGCAGCGCGGCCTGTCGCTGCTCGGCCTCGTTCCGTTCCCGCTCTTCGGGCGTGAGTTCTCCCGGGGCGGTCAAGCCCGTGAACGGGTCGGGCAGAATCTCGCCGCCGTCGATGAAGTTGCCGGTGGTTCCTGTCGACATTAGTTGTCCATCGCCTCGAAGGTTTCGGTGGCTCGAACGAGACAGAGCCCCGCCGCGTCCGGGAACCGGAACCGCCATTGCCGGCGCCGATAGGTGCCGAGCGAGTACAGGGGGATGACCGGCGTGAGGTTGCCGTCGTCAACGCCAAGGTCGAGGTCGAGCGTCGTCCACTCGGGGCTCAGCTCGTCCCGGTAATCGAGGTAGCAGACCACCCCTTCGCTCAGCGCCTGGGTGCGCTTGAAATGGAGATGCACGGCGATGGTCCGCTTCAGGTTGCTCGACTCCCGGTCGAGAAAGCCCGTCGTCACGTAGGCCACGATCGCGGCGCCGAGGTCGGTGGTGTTCTCGAGCGAGAGCGTGCGGATGGTGCCGTCTTCGAGCCCGACCACGTTCACCCCGCCGTCCTGGCGCCGGTGGTGCGTGAGCACCGGGAACTGGCTGAAGACGTCGGTCTCGGCGTCGTGCATCGCCCAGCGTGCCCAGCCGATGCCAGGCTGGAGCACCAGCGTCTGTTCGTCCTCCTCGAAGCGGAAGACGATGCAGTCGGCGTAGCTCTCGTTCCAGCGGTAGCCGTAGCAGTCGCTCGGGGTGGTGAGCGTGTCGAGCGTCCCCTGGATGGCGCCGCCCGCGTCCTTCCACTGCCGCCCGTCGCTGGAGATGATGCGGGTCTGGTGGTCGAGCCAGTAGAACTGATCGTCGACCTTCACCGGGCTGTAGGGCGCGACGCAGCCGACCTCGCGCGTGACCGACGGCGCGAACGTCGTCGACCCGTCCGGGGCGAAGAGCTGCAGGCTCGTGCGGCCGAAGCAGAAGATGTCGTTGGTGTTCTCGGCGCAGGCGATGACGCTGTCGGCGCGCGCCTCTGCCGTGAAGAAGCCGGCGGCGCCGGGGCTCGGGTCCCATTGCTCGTGCGCGGCGAAGCTCACGATGCCCTGGGTGATGTTGCTGTACCGGACCTTGGTTTGGTCCAGCTGCGTGTCGTTGGCGCAGATGCGGGACGAGTTCGTGAAGACGTGGCTTGCCAAGGGCGGGCAGCCGCCGAGGAAGCTCATCTCGTGGTAGTCGGGGTTGGGGTTGGTGAAGTTCGGCGCCGAGAAGGTCTCGGGGCGGATATCAATCTTGCCCATCTCCGCCCCGCCTGCGATGACGAGCAATGCTTCCGTTTCGGCGAACGTTGGCCTGGGGAACCGCGTTGTCGCAATGGCTGCGGGCGTTGCCAGACGGTCCTCATTCGCGACGCCCGTGCCCACTAGCGTGGCCACACCGCCGACGATGCGATAGACGTTCCGCCCGGTATTGTGCCCGCCACCGGATGCATTCACCGTGGCTCCGACTGCGTACAAGACTCCGGGGTGCGTGCCGCTGACGGTAGGGGTGCCGGTGGTGTGTGCGACGCGCTGCTCGGTCAGGTACAACCCGAGCACGCCCGCCGCGTCGACGGCAGTAGAGGGAGCGACACCCGTGTACGCGCCGATGCCGGGGCGCTTGCGGAGTCCACCGCGGACGTCGAGGATGACGTTGTACGCCTCTGGGCTTCCGCCGCTGATTTCCTCGCTGCTCGTCTCGAGAGCAGGTCCGAAGGGGATGGGCTGGGTGCGGACCTCAGCGGGCATACGTCGAGCCCCCGGTTAGCGAGACACGAGCCGCAGCGGTCGGTAGCGAAGCGACCCATGCCATTACGGGCTCCATTGGGTCGGGTAGCAGATGACCGCTTGGCTGCTCGTGTGCTCGAAGGCGTAGCGGACACACGCCTTCTTCTTGTCCTCGCTGATGGCCTGCAGCATCCCGATCTTCTCCATCGGCATCGAGCTATCGATGGCGACGTAGTAGGCCAGGCACCAGACGAGCGCGTCGTACCAGTAGCGCTGCAGGTCCGGGTTCTTGGTGCCGTCCGCGCTCGTGCCGAGCAGGCGCACCGTCTTGAGCCGCATCGTGCCCGCCTCGAGCGGCACGGGCCAGAAGCGCAGCTCGACCGTCGCCCCACCGCGGAACGCCGCGTACAGCTGCGGGCGGATGGACCCGCTGCCCTTCTGGGTGAGCGTCTGCCAGGTGTCGACGGAGACCTGCTTGCAGATGAGTTCGCCCGTCGTGTACTTCGTGTCGGGGTTCTCGGTGCCGACAAACATCGCGTCCTCGAACACGTCGAGGATGCTGTCGGGCAAGGTATACTGGCTCTCGCCGGCCACGAGCTGTAGGTCGTAGAACTCGGTCGTGCGGGCCATGAAGCCCTGCGTCGCCAGGCCGTCCATGATGAGGTCGAGCGTCGCCCGCCCATGCTCGAGCTTCGGCACCATGTTGCCGCCCGAGAGACGCGCCTCTACCGGCAAGACTCCCGCCCGCTTGTAGGCGAGGAGAATCAGCTGGTTTACGCTGATGGGCGTGGACGGGGACTCGTTGATGCTCACCCGTACGCCTCCAGGATTCGGCGCTGGACGAGCTGGAGCCAGAACAGGATGGTCGCGTCCGGCATGCCGTCACGGCTGTGGGTGACGTTCCCCTGCAGGTCTTCGGAGAAGACGAACAGACCGGTGACGTTGCCCGCCTTCGCCTCGGCAAGCAGCCGCTCCAGCTCGGCCACGATGCGACCGCTGGTTGGTGTCTTCAGTACACGCAGGTCCGCCATCAAAACCCCGTGGGCACGTCGCCGTTGTAGACGTCCTCCGCGGTGTACCGCCGAGCCGTCCCCGTGTAGCTGGAGGTGGAGCTGGCCCGCCCGTCGCTGTCGACGTCCGGGCAAGCGCCGTCCGCGATAGACTGCATCCCGAGCCGCTGAGAGAGAGTAGCGGCCCGGGACGCGGTAAGCTCCGCCAGGGTGAGCGCATCGCGCCCTGGCGTGTCGTTGGTGCAACGGAGCAACCCGTCGCGACCCCTACGCAGCGCGGAGCGCAGCCACATGACCCCGCACACGTCGCACCGGGATAGGTGCTCGCCCTTTCGGTCGATTGTGCGGGGTACGCTGCGCATTCATCTCCGTTACGAACCCGTCGCGGCCACCGGCGCCGTGACGGCGTTGGCTTGCGTGAAGTTGTTCGTGTTGCTGACCGTGGTGATGATCGAGATGACGATACCGGCGCCTGCCGCCGGGGTGGCGCCCACGGACTTGCAGTAGTTGTCCGCGATGTCACCCGAGATGCCCGCGGTGTTGGCTACCGTGATGTAGCTTCCGGACGTCAGCTGCCGAATCAGGTTCTTGCGAATCAGGAAGTTCGAGCTGCCCGCGGCGGTCACTCCGACGATCGCGCCGGTCGTGCTGGCGACGATGGTGTTCTCCACCAGCGAGAAGTTCGCGGCGCCGGTGACCTGGATGGCCACGTTGGCTGCCAAGGCACCGGTGAAGCTGATGAAGTTGTTGGCCAGGGTGCAGCCGGCGCCGGTGACCACGATGGCCCCCGTAACCGCCGCGGTGGCGCTGTTGATGTTGAGCCCGGCGAGCGTCATGTTCGCCGAGGACAGAGCGATGGTGGCCGCCGTGGCGCTGAGCGTGATGTTCGGCGCGTTGCTGGAACCCGGGCGACCGCAGCCGATAATCTGGGCTCCGGCGACCGGCGTGAACAGCGTGGTCGTCACCGTCTCGGTGTGGTTCGGCAGAACGCCGACGATATCGTCCATGCCTGGACGGCAGCGCGCTACGCCGGCCGCGATGGTGGAGACGAGCATGCCGGACGACGCGAAAGCGTCATCGCCGCTCTGCGCGCCCGTGCTGCGGACGTAGGCGACTACGTTGCCGCCGGGGCGCACGAAGGTGCCCCACGGAAACGATACGGCGTCATACGCCGAGTAGAACGGAGTCGGCATCAGCAGCCCTTGCCCTTCTTCGTTCCCTTGCCCTTGGGAGGCGCCGGAATCGGATTCTTGGTCTTGGCCATGGTGCTCCTCAGCTGTCGCTAAACAGGATGCAGCGCGGGTTGACCCAGCCGCGGGTCCAGCGAGCCGTGATGGCGTAATTCATCATGGTTTTGTCTTCGGTCACCCAGGTGTTCGACTTGGGCTTGCGACGCCAGAACCACATCAAGCCGAGGTCCGCATCCGTGATGAGGGCCCAGTTGGTGGTCGTGTTCGTCCAGTACTTGATGGGCACTGGCTTGATGTCGAGGTCCCGATTGATCACGTTGATCGCGTTGTAGGCACCCGGCGTCGGGTCCATGCTGGAGCCCAGCACCTCACGCCACACGCCCCACTGTTGCACCGGGAAAACGGCCTTCTTCGCTTCCACGCCATCGATGAGCCCGTCGTGCCCGACTTGCTGCATCAGCTGCGCGTTGGCGATGACGAGCGCCGCCTTGCTCGGTGACATGGGGGTCACCATCGTGTTGCGGTACGTGCCGCCACCGGGCAGCACGTGGGACGCGCTGGCCAGCGGCTGACCGTCGCCGCCCACGAAGCTGGTGTTGGTGGCGCGCACCAACATCAGCGTCGCGTCGAAGTCCGCCAGCTTCCAGAGTGAGCGGTTGTTGCGCTTGGCGGCCTGGATGACCTTGTCGTACTTCAGGTCCC